GTGTCGAGTTTTGTTGTACTACTTTGATTGAGCTTGGCTAGGTCGATGCTGCTGTTGTCAGCCAGCGTTGCTCCAGCTTCAAAAATGTCCTTAGCCGTGACCTTTTTGGTCTCGCTTGCCGAGATATCGACAATCGGCAAAACGTCGATAGCCGCTACGTCGGCTTCGGCTAGCTGGTTTAGCTGGGTAATCCGCTGGTCAGCCACACGTCAGCTCCAGGAACGGCGAGTCTTCTAGCAGTTTAGTCCGTCACTTCCGTTAGCAGGAAGTCAAGGTTTTGATTCAGACGGATGCGATCATCGTCCTCCTTGAGGATGTAACCGGACGGCTCGCCAATCAACAGGCGGATTTCGCCGGTAGTTACGAAGTCGATAACGCAACTGATGACTTGATCCGAACGCACCTCAACGCCGGTGCGTGTGACCATCGCATCAAATTCGTAGTACACATCTTGTGTACCAGGGTAGTTATCGCTTTCAAGGAGTTGCAAGAAGCAGCTAAATTCACTGCCGATATCTGTGCGGTTAATTAGCTGAAGCATCAACAGCGAGTTTTCTGTTAGCCCACTGTTTTGGGTGTTAAACAGACAGTCGATTGAACCGGACCCGCTAATTAAGCCAGCGGAGTACATCTTTTTGAAGCGGTCGGACATTGTTGTAGTGTCCAACGACTCCCGATCTGTGTTAAACGAGTACCCAGTTACGTCACCAAGAACGCGCTCCACAGAGCCGTAAACGCTTACGTCGACCGGAATAGGGTCACCGGTAAATGTCTCAACTGGATACTCGCTGGTGCGGTCATTGTTAATCGCTTGCGAAAATGTTTCAAACAAACGAATACCACCGAGGGCGTTGATGTTGGAGTAGCCAATTACTTCATTTAAAGTTGCGCCACCGCCGTCAGGCCACGTTGACGTAGGCAAAAAATCCAGTCCCCGTGGATCGTTAGTGACGATACGGAGCTGGTCGCCTGTCAACAGATTTTCGATGGAACCATCAAAACCAAAGCGGTTAAGAGCTGTATTCACGTCCGCAGGCGAAACCTCAGTCCTAAAAGACGTGGCAGCTTTACGCTTAAGCTTGATTTTTCCGTAATGCCCTAAAAAATAGGTCATGCGTCAATCAACTCACGGAATGGACCGTCAACTGTGAATTGCAGCGCCACTGAAGTCAACTCGCCGGTGCTTACAGAAATTGAAGCGTTCGTGATGTATGCGTTAAACGCAATGTCGTCTTTTACGTCACTACCACTGCCGGACTGCCTTCCTGCTCGCAGAACAATGGTGACACGATCGTTTTCGGTAACTCCAGTAGAGCTGGTTTTCATTACCTTACGCAAAAATGCGTCAAATTGCACACCCGGTTCAGTGGATGTAGTTCCTTCACGCCTGTAGTACAACACAGTCGCACTGCCAGTCGCACTTACTGCGCCGGGGGTGTAGCTCTTAACAGCAGTATCGACGGTAGTTGTTTCAAGCAGCTCAAGGCTGGTTTCAAGCGACCAGTCACGCAACTTCAAAGCTTTTTCTGCGTTGCTGGGCGTCACACCACCGGAGGGGTCGTTACTCAGGTAAAGGGCGCCGGTGCGTCCGGTATAAAAGGCCATTGCTCAGCCCGTAAAGGATTTAGCAGCAGTCTAGCTGAGCTGCTCATCTACATAAAAACGCTGCTTTGCCATCAAGTCAATCGCAATTAAGGAACGCCCGTTGCTGGTTGTTGGGTGTTCTACTGCCTTGATCGTGGTTTCGCCTTCTTCGTCCATTGCCACTTCTGTTACACGGAAAACACGCTTATTGCGGAAAGAGCGCCCTAGCACGAACAAGCCGTCCTCGTAGCTGCTTAACGCTGGTGCCACGTTATCCGTGACCACTACATTGTTGAGCTGGGCTGTACCTTCACCGCCGCGATACACATAAACGGTATAAGTGCCATTGGGTACTTGACGAGGTAACGGAGCGTTAAGCGCACCGCCTGCTTCGATGCGTCCGCTATAAATGCTGTTCCATTGGTTCATGCCAATTTCAACGTAGACGTACGCACCAGGGAACACGGGGCTGTCAGTCGGGAAAGTTTTGAACTCAATCGCACGACGTATATGACGCTTAGTTAGGCACAAGAACTTGGCAAGCATCACCGCTTGGCGTCTCGTGGTTACATATTGAGAGGCGTCGATTGTTTCTAATACTGCGCTGTTGGAATCGGTATCATTCAGACGCACTTCAACAGTTGCGTTACGGGGAAATACGTCGTTGCGTTCGGTATCGCGGTAAATAACGGACACAACAACGTCTTGCACAGTTGCCCCATAATCCAAAAATTCTTCTTTGTAGGAGCCCTCAAGGATGTTCCCAGCAGTAAATAAGGCAGAGATTGGAAGAGCAGCATTGTTCAAAACAGCGCCTGTAGTTACATCAAAGGGCACAGCAGGGACAAGCGTATCTTTGCCGCCAACTCGTGCTAGTTCCAGCAGACTAAAAGGAGCCACTTGCGACCAAAATTCACGCCAGCTTCGCTGATCAGCAATAGCGCCGTCCATAAACAGCTTATTTGTAAAGCAAAAGTGTTTTGCTTCTGCCAGCTTGGGCACATCAACCGAGTGTATAGACGCGTATTGTCCAATGCCATTTTGCTCATCTAAAACAGTGTCTAGAAAAATATCTGGCGCATAACTGGATGACACTGTTAAGGGCGAATCTATCAGCCCATTTATTTGAGCATCGGTGTTATAAGCGGAACCGTAAATATCTAAGGGACGCACTTTTTTGCCTTTATTTACCCATACTGATACGCTGCGCAGATCTTTGGTCGTTGTTGTCGCAAGAGCATGAAGTCCCAGCGTCGCCATGTTGAAATGCAAGCGGCCATAATCGCTCCAAGGTTTTAGCAACTGTTCGTTAACAGCAGTGATTGCCAACTCTGGACCTTGCTCAAAGGAGAATTGAGACTGACTAGCACTGTCATAGTTGAACAAGTCCCATTCATTTATGTCTTTTGGTACTTTGTTGAGCGGTGGTACGGCGGAATATCCGTAAATGTTTCCGTTAAATTGCATCCGTACATGTTCGCCGTTTGCGGATATTGTTTGTTGACCTGCATTGGCGACCAAATAGCAGTAGCCGTCAGTACCGCTTTCGGCTGCTGGATCAACAACGGGAACCAGCTTAAATTCCCAATACGTTGGATCCAATGGTGCGCTGAAGTCTTGATTAGATCGTATGAATTTGAAATAGGTGAAGATACTTTGTTCGTTGGATGCGCGGAAAGCAAAAATGTATCTTACTTTTTTCCATTTCGTTGCTCCAGCAAACCGCCAATACACCCGAAACATTGAAGTGCGCATGACGCTACCGTTATCGCCATCGCTGTAGCCATAATCACGTTGCTCACTACCGTAGACAGATGCCCTGCCGCTTAAGCGCCGATAAGCAGTTAGCTTCAGTGCAAATTCAACGCATTGACATTTTGTTGCTGTGGCATAATAGGCTTCCTCAATTTGCGCAAAGCATTTGTTGTAATAGACAGCACGCTGTTCTTGATTGCTCCGCGGGTCGCGGGTTAAATTTGCTTCTGGGATAGAAAAAGTACCGTAATAAGGAACAACACTACTTTTAGTCGAGTAACCAGTGCCCAGTTTGGGGTTTGGGGTGCGTGTTACTACTTCACGTGCGGTATCAGTTGCAATGCGATAGGTGCCTTCAGGGCTATAACCCTGTCCTCCTTGAACAATAAGGAAGCCAACATTTTTGCCTCCTTCTGAGGTTTCTAAGGCGCGAACAATAGCTCCAGTGCCTGTTCCGCTTGATGCAAGATTTCCATCGCTTACGATAGTGTAATCGCGTCCAAATGTAACAGCACCGCCACTTTCAATATAAATAGATATGGTTGTCCCTACGTTTAGAGGAGATGTCGCCTGCGGTAAAAGGGCTGGATAATAGTTTGCCAGATAACCAGTACGAGGAAATCTTCCTGGCTCTTCGCACACTAAACGCACAAATATGGCGCTGAAATCTAGTGACTGTCCGCTTATGGAAGTTACGCGAAAGATTGCCCCACCAAGTTTAAATTTGGCCCCTAAAAATGCCGTGGCTGCCTCGGCGTAACGCACTTTTTGTACTGCTTGCAATATTGGATTGTTGGTTGCATTGGCACTGTTGTCTGGGATGGCAAGAACTAGCTCTTGTCCAGCGCGCGCGGACTGTCCAAACCAATCACTAAAATTTTCCAGGCGCGTGTCTACATTAACAGGTTGCTTATCTCCGCTTGAATTGATGAAATCAAAGCTTACGTTGACTGGAATGACACCAGTAATGCTGCAGGAACTGTTGGTAGAAGGAGAAAATGCTTGACTAAAACCATAAGCAGCGCGACCATTGCGAAACGAAGACAGACTTGCGGTAGCACGCGTTTCGCTGCCGTCATTAACAGGATCGCGTGCTTGGTTGTTTCTATTTAGTAGTTGATTAAAACGCGGATATCCTTGAGGGTTCCAGTAAGCCCAAATGTTACTTTGAGCATAATCACGCAGCGGAAGCTGTCCAATGGCAATGCGGTTTACATCAATTTCTTCGATGTCGCCTGCACCTACGTTCAAAAGAAGGCGCATAAACTGGTTCCCGCCCAAGCTAAGGATTGCGCTCCACAGAAGGGAAGTGTTTACACGAACACCGCCGTTAATGTTTTGAGCCGTGTTTGTATAGATAAGCGGAATAGTTGTCCCGTAAGTAGCAAGATCTTGGCTACCGTTAAAACCAAAGCGAGGCATAACTCGCTGGTCTTGTGATGGCGCAATACCTCTTGCGGACTCTGGTGCTTGCGGTACTACTGGTTTTGGGGTAAGAAGAACTGAGGCAACTTGCGCGAGTGCCCCTACAATCGCCAGAACAAGTGCGACTGTGGCTTCAGCATTTCTTACGTCTAAAACAGTGCCTTCTTTAATGTCTTCGTAAACAGGCTGCGATGCGACAAAATCAAGATACTCTTCTTCGCTAATGCCGAGCGCTTCAACCAACTGGTGCTCGTATGGCAGAAGCTTGCGCGTCATTTGTTCAACCTAAAAAACCAGCCTTCTACTGACGATAGCTGACCTCTAACCACCTTCCCACCTGGTCCGATAAACAGCAGCGTGTTGTCATCTAACACCGTACCAAGCGCACCAACGCCTTCGCATGGCAATAGTGCTACAGCGTGAGGTTCCGGTCCTTTAAGTCGTTTTCCGTTTTTCAAAAGCCACTTGGCGATAAAAGACCTTGGCAGCGTGTCGTCGTCGTACTCGGCAAACAGGCGCTGTAACTCTGGACCGTAATCCCAGTAGCCGAGACGCTTGTGGACTTCTGCTGCTAGCGCACAGCAATCGACTTGTCCGCTGCCATCACCCGGAATAGCGCCCCAGGCTCGGGTCAATCCAATAAATTCATTCGTGTCCAGCATTGCTGTTACTGGAAGGAAACTTGTGAGTTGATAGGAAGCGGACCCACGTTTTGTAGCGTCATTGTGCGTGCGGGGAACTGTGCTCCAACGCTATCCATCGCACTTCTGAAACGCAACTCAAGCGTGGTTTCGGAAATACTGGCGCCGATGCCAACGTACCGCTCTTCGTAGGGGGGGCGCACCATGGCGTCACTGGCGTTCAGCCATTGGGTCGTAAACGTCAAACGAGTGAGACGGTTGCCGTCGGCTTGTTCCGCCAGTGCGATCGAGAAATCCTCGGCGGGGAACAATACCTGCAA